CGCTATCAGGTTGACGAATAGTAAGCATACGCATCACACCAACTTCGTTGAAACTAAAACGAAAGTATGTGAAGAAAACGTTCTTCAAAATGAAGAAGCGATTCACACGATCGTCTGGCGAAGATGAGGAAATAACCTCATCAGCCAGTTCCGTCAGTCTCAGGAGAACCTGATTCTGAAGGGGATAGTTTCCGCGAAGGGACGATGTTGTCGACATATTCATGAGATATCCTCTTTTGTGAGTATGTTTGCGTGATTGCAAACAACTAATTTACAATCAGGCGTAAGCGGGGTCGAGATTCTCGACCGCGCCAGACACCAACGCATTGGCAACAAGGTCCTTCGCACGGTTATACAAATCCGTGCGCTCAGCGAGAGTGCTCGTGCTTGCGACCCAGAAAGACACCTTTACGGAATTTGTCCGCAAGAGAGTGCCTTCACAGGCGCAAGTCGAGTCAGCCGTAGCCAGGACCGGAACATCGATCTGAAAATCGATCTTGGTCTGCGTACCCGTTGTCGGATCCTTGTAGGTCTGTGACAATTTCGAGAAGCCGGCAACAATGCCGCCAACGCGAGAAAGCCACAAGGCCACGCCGCCCTTAAGGCCGGCAGGGGAGTAAACAACGGAGTTCAGGGTTACAGCGGCTTGAACAGCCATATTAAATTCCCATATTGGGGTTTAAAAGAAGCGGCCCAAAGCTAGTGCAATTGCATTAGCGATGTGCTGCCCACTCAACGGGTTCTTAAATCTCGGAATCCGCGGCGAGGGTGAGCTATCTAGCGCAGAGCGTTTAAAGGAGTATGCATATGCATTAAAACTCCCAACGCTAATAAAGCCAGAGACAGGATAAACATTGTCTTTGACAGCATGGCTGATAGTAGGGATACGAAACTTCGAGAACCGTGTTATCGAGCCAGCCTTGAATTGCCAACCTAAGTCAGCATCAAGGTTACCAAGATAATTGCCAACCGGAATAAACCAGTCGACAACAAAAGACCACGGAACTCTATCCCACAGTGCGTGCAATGGGTTAGTTATACCCAATTGACCCAACGTCTGATACAGATCGTTGTCCATCACATAGTCGAGACGGACCTTGCTATGATGTTCTAGATTCACAATACCTGGGTAACCCCAAGTAGAGCGAAATTCGGACTGCACGAAGAAAGGAAAAGAACTAACTTCGGCAGCTTTACCGTATACAGTAGCTCTATAAGCGTCCGCATCTTTTTCGCGGGCGTTCAGTGCAGCAACTGCTCCATGAACATCTTGCATAAGGGGTGCAACACCGTACTGGTACTCAAGGAATCGATTATTCGCATCCTTATATTGCTGGATGCGCTTCTTCGACATTTTCCCCACAGCTTTCGCTTGCGCGATTTTGCTGAGGTTTCCTTGAACGCTGGCATTACGCCAACCATTTCCCCGTTTCAGAAAATCGGGTAGATGGCCGGTGAACACATCCGTAAGATTAGCAACAACCTTACAGGCAGAAACAGCAAGTTCAGCAGTCTCTTTGCGTTCTAAGAACGCGGTAGACAAATTTACTTGTTGATTCTTCAGCGAGGCGAGAGCTTTATTCACCGCCGACGTTTCCAAATAACTTGGAAAATCAGGCAGCAG